TAATACTTGTGCTTCCGGTACAAACATAGTATACCACAATAAGTATCCTGTGGCACAGGTAGTTTTACCCATCTGTCGAGGTAACATAGCAATACATTGTTTGTTTTCGTGGTATGCTTGAATTAATCTTTCTTGATATTCGTACGGCACAAAAGGAATACTGCCCCGGACAGGATGTTGGATCTTTAAGAAGTTTTTACAGAAGTATAATGGACCATTAACTGGATCCATACAGGCTTCTAAATGCTTTACTTCCTCTAGTGTATATCGTTGAGGAGCGTGGGCTTTCTTAATTAAATTACCGTCTAATGATTTTGCCATATTGTTATTTACTGAAAAAAATAGGCTCCGAAGAGCCTATTTGGATTTAACAATTTATATTAAGCAAATGTTAAACCAGTCAATGCTACGTTTGTAATAGTAACACTACCCGAACCGCCTAATGCTGCTAAGATCACAGCTTCTAAATTAGTGTACGAAGTATCTGGAGAACCACTAGTAGCACCGTAAAGCGCACCAGTATCTGTTTTATTAGCATTCACTAGTGCAATGAATTGATTAGCACCAGATGCTGTTGGAATACCAACATAGTAAATTTCTGCTAAACTTTGTAACGCAAAAACTGCTTTAGACAGATTGCTGTCTGCAACCGTCGGCGTTGTTGTAAAGTTATATGCTGAAGAAACAATTTTAATTGCCTGTAGTTTTGGTGTACCAAAACTTGTATACGGTCCAACACCTGCTGAGCCATCACCTAATAATTTTTTAGCATTAGTTGTGATAGCTGTGCCGTTAGCGGCATCATATGCGAATAAATCAGCCATTATTTTGCTCCTTTAGTTTCTGCTAATCTTTGTAATAGTTCTGCACGGATAGCAGCACGTAAGTCTCCCTCTGGCATTGACATTGGATTGTCACCAGCTTGGTAACTGTGTTTATGTTGGCCTTTAGGACGATTCATTCCGCCTGCTAATTTGTTAATCATATATTCAGTGTCTTTAACTTCAGGTCCTGATACGCCATCTGGGGCATTGCCAAATGCTTCCTCTTTATCTTTTGGTTCTTTTTCAGCATCGTGGTCGTCCATATCGTGGTCACCATCGCCGTCAATATCGCCCATTGCTTTTTGCATAGGGCTACTATCCATATCACCGCCTGGTTTATTATCATTGTCTGCATCGAAGTCAGGTAACATTTTTAATGGCGGAAGTTCTTGACGATCGGTTGACATTGCTGCCGGAGGAATCATATCAATACTTGGAATTGTCGTTGGTTCTTTTTGGTTGATCATATCTGGATTAACTTTAGTTAACAGTTTCATCAACTCACCAATGTCATCCATACCTTGCGCATTAATGTTTACACTCATGCTTGGTGGAGGTGTTTCTTTATGTTCCATTCCCATTGGAGCTGGAGGCATTTCGCCACACTCTTCAACTGGAACATCTGTTATTTGAATTGCTTCTGCTGTAGGTTGGTCTAACTCACGCATTTTAGCCATTAAATCATTAAAGTTCATATTAACTCCCTATGGCGCTTTTAGCACCTTCCTTATTTTGTTTAGTCTTAGGCAGTTTATATTCACCTTGCCCGTTTTCTTTCTTTAATTGTTTAGCTGTTTTAGCCAAATCTTTTAAGAATCCTTTGTTAAAATCATCACCAAAATAATCTTTAGTTTTGATTTTTCCTGCTTCTTTGTAGCTTGCATCGTCTAATAATGCTTCACCGCTCGGTTCTGCTGTAGCTAAAATTTGATCTTGTTCTGATGGTTCGCCAGCGCCACGTACACGGAAACAACTTGCAGGAATGCCCATTTCTTTAATATCATTTGAAATTTCAGGCGATGTAATTGGATATTCACAAATTACTTCGTAGATTGTTACTTCTGTATTTGGATGATCTGGAAAATCTAAAGGCAATGCTTGGATTGGGGTAGTTTTAATCTTTTCAAAAGTCATAACCTTACAACGCCCTAATCTTTCCTTTAAGTTTTCTTCAAACTTTTCAGGTAACGGCCCTGCAACTTTAATCTTAAAGTCGTATACTCTTTTGCCTTCGGCAAGATATTGCTTAAATGTCTTCATAGTAGTATTTAGTCCTTTTGACCCAATTTCTTAAGTAGCTCGTTGCGATCTGTAATTACATAACCTTGCCCGTTGATAATATCGTTTGGATCATCGGGTTGATCTTTGTCCATTTTTAGCTTTTTAAGCTGTAAATCCACAGCTTTTAACTTCTTATCTAATTTAGCAGTCTTAGCAGTAATAGCATTACCTAACATACTCGATGCCACTTCAAAAATGCGGCCGCTGTAACGCACTTCTACGTTCATACCTAAATCCATTAAATCGTCGTATGCTTGTTCTGCTTTGGTGGCTAGATGATCTAACTCTTTATCATCAAGATCATCTAATTCTTGGATCTGTGGTAACGTACTAGTTATACGCTGTATCTCTCTACTGGTCTTTTCAATGTTATCAACAGCTTCATGAGTAGGTTTTTCTATAGGAGCTGGTTCAGCTTCTACAGGCTTTGATTCTTCTAAATTAAAAAGTTCTTCTAGTTTTTTCGTCATACTTTACTTATCTGCGTTTGGCGCCTTGATGGAAAATCTCGCCTTCATTAACTACACGAAACTTTAATCCCTGTTGCTTACACCAAGCATTTGCAGCTTCCCATTTAGCCATATTTTTAACATACTGCTGTTGGTTATATTGGCTCTTGCCAACTTTTTCTAACATTGTTTGACTTTCAGGTTTAACTTCTACAACCTCAGCATGTTTGCCACCTGTTTTGTCGCTGTAAACAATGAAAAAATCTGGGACATAAATTGTGTATTTGCCAGTTAACGGATCTCTATAGGGTATTTGAATACTTTCACTTGCCCATTTTTCAACACCCTGGTGTTCGTCAAGCATGCGCATAAACACAAATTCCCAACTACTGCGAGCCAGAGGTGTTTTCTTCCCTACATACTTCTCAGGATTTTTCATTTCAAAACGACCCTGTGCAAATTTTGCCATTACGGAGATATATTTCTAGATTGATTTACAACTACATTAGTAGTTCTAAATCCTAACGTGCTGGTTGGAGTTCTATTGTTATTTAGAACTTCGCCAACTACTTGACTTAGGCCAAGCCCGTCAAACTGCTCAAGACTATCTAGTATTGAATAAATTGGGGTTCCGTCTAATTTTGCTTGTTTTAACAATACTGTAGCTACGACTAATGCTGCATCGTCTTCAAACCCTTTTTTCTTAAAAAAAGATACAGTACTGTTAACGTCATTAGCATTAAATTCTAATGTTTCCTGACCATAGTTATTAAAAAATAACTTTGTACCTGCTGCGCTATCTTCGCTATTTGTTATAGGTAAATTAGTTGCCATGATGGTCCTATACTATTGGATTGCCGCCGGCCATTATCTTAGGCGCTGCAATAGTTGTGTCTGTATTAGTTGAACTCTTAGGAAATACTGCACCAACTACTCCGCCTACAGTTGAAACTGCGGTTGCTATATTTGCTGGATTACTTAAAATATTGATAGCTTCTTGTTTGAGGCCTTCTTTAGTAAGAGAATTAAAGTTTTTATAAGTGTTTACAGTTTTAATTGCTGTGCCTAGGAATCCACCAAAACTATCAAACGTTGACCCATTGGCCACATCACCAAATATACTTTCTAATCCGTCAAGCACACCGCCGTCGCCTGTTAAGTTAGCAACTCCTCCGCCTGCAACACTTAGAGGACTTGGTACTGTATCGTAATGTAATGTTGCAAAACCTTTTGGGCTGTTAATAGTACAGTTACCTGCAGAGTATTTTACAGCTTCGTATTCTAAAGTCATATTACTTTCTAAGAATTCAGTTGCTGAATAGTCAACACTACCGTGACTCCATGATTTAATTCTTGGATTGACTAATGTGTATCCTAAAAATCTTCTACGGCTCATTGTATAGATGCTGATAGATTTGAAAAACGGAGTAGATATATTGTTATCCATACCGTATCTAAAATTATCTAATGGAGTTTTAGTTGAACGTAAATGATTCATGTTGTATGCTGAGGTAGGGTTATGCCTATCAGCTACATAATATCCGTAATAAATTGCCCACAATGCATTTACAATTCCTGCGCTGTCATCATGTAACGCGATGTTTACAGGTTCATAATTGAAATTCTTATAGACAATCTTTTTTCTATTATATTGATTTTTAACAATACTGTCAAAATTATACTTAGGCAGGTCTGCTGCCTTAACTAACATTCCAACTTCGTCGCCGTGTTTTGCGGTAAACGATGGAGCTTTAATTGCTGATTTGTCTAATTCAAATCTAACATAAAATAGAAATTTAGTTCGAGGCGATAATCTATAGGTATCGTCGATGAATAGTCTAGTGGCATGCTGCCAGCTACCTACTAGCCCTTTAGGATTAGTAAGTCCGGTACCGACACCAGTAAGAAAACGTGTAAATTTATTGGCCATACAATATTTATGTCACAAAAAAACCCGGGGATACCGGGTTTCTTTGATTAAGGTCTATTAACCTTGTGTACCTAAAGCGCCTGTAATTGCTTGTGTAGCGATCTGACGTCCAACTGCTGCGCCAATACCACCTTCTAAGCTAGTAGCTGTCTTATCAGCACCCCATTGTTCCATATTATCGAAACGAATTGTAAGTGCTACTGTTGCTTCTTCATTAGTACCGTATGCTAATTCACCGTAGTCTGCATTTTGTACAAAGCAACCATACAAGTTAATTGTTTCAAGAACTTTTGGTGCTAGGTTAGCGTTACCGCCGTCTAGTATTTCTGTTCTCATTGTAAACTTGTAATCAACACCTGAACGTGCAGATGCTTGTTCTAAGAAGTCAAATTGTTTCTGTATTTGTTGACCAACTAGTTTTTGTACTTCGCCACTTGCATCGTCACGTAGTGTCAATGTAACTGTTTCAAAGTTTGGTTTACCAGCTAGATATACTTTAGAGTTATAAACATCTAGTGTCATTTCTTCAAAGTTTACCTTTGGTCTTGTTACGTCTTTAACTTGTTTTGTCAATTCAGTTGCTGCTGCAACGCCAAATCCTAATAAAGTAACACGGAAGCGATACTTAAGTTTTGGCATTAGCAGTACTTGCGTACCGCCTGCGGTTGGAACTGATAAATTATTTAATGATGTAATTGCCATTTTTAGATCTCTCCTGTATTCTTGACACGCAATGGAATGTAAATGAACTCAACGGCCTTAACAGGTTCAATTGCGATATCTACCCATAGCTCATTACGATCAACCCTTGCTGCTGTGTTGTTAGTTTCATCACACACAACTGCAAAGTCATATAAAGCACGTAAGCCCACTAATTCAAGCAATAAACTTTCAACTGCTTGTTTAATTTCATCACGTGTAATCTTATCATTTGGTTCAAAGATATATGGACGAGCTAATTTGTTTAACTGACTACGTAAGTAAACTGTTAAACGTGCTACGTTGATTCGATCTAATGCACTTGCATTTCTTGCACGAGTTTTTTGACCATAGTTAACTAAACCAACACCATTAAAGAATGTAATTGGATTAATTTTTAAGTCATAAAGTGTATCACGTTGACCTTCATTCAGAGCAACTGTTTGGAACTCACCTGTGTTACCATCAATATAACCTACTGATGTTGCATTAGTGATGCCGCCACGTCTTGTACCTGCTGGTGCAAACCATGGATAACTTGCATTGTCACTTAGTGCAATAGTTTTCAACATCATATGTGTTGATGGAACAACTGCGTTTGAACCACTTAAGTCTGTTGTAAATCCGCTTGGATAAAACACAGCTAAGTATTCATCATATGTAACAATACCCATATCACCGTTATCTGTTACTAGTTCTGCGTTAGAACCCCAGTTAGTTAATGATGTAGCATCGCTTGGTAAACGTAATGGAGTGTCTGCAATAACAAATGCAGTTACACCACGATCAATGTTTAAGTTAACTAAGTTGCTCATTAGCTCAGGATATCCTGGGCAAGCAATTAAGTTAAAGTTACGACGTTCTTCATCACGGATCTCTGCGCTTGTATCAACTGCACTCTTAAGTGCTGCTACTACAACACCACGTTGTGCTTTGCGTAAGAATGATCCTGAACCATCTTCGTTATTTGCTGAAGCGGTAACCCAACGATCAACTTCTGTGTAAGTGCTCATTGACATTGCAGTAACTACCGCATTACCTAATGGACTGTTTGTAGAGTCAAAACGTTGATTGTCTTCTGTTTGATCAATAAAGTTTCTAACATATTTTTTAACGTTACCATCTGAACGACGTAGATTCCATAACAACATACCTTTTGGATATAGTGCTGGATCCGGAGCATCTGGATCTAAATAGTTACTGGCTAATAATGTTGCAATTGAAGCTGCTGTATTGCCTGCTGCTCCGCTTGATCCCCAACGTGCATCGGCAAATAAAATGCCGCTTTCTGTTGTTTGATCTGTTTTATCAACTAATTCCCATTTCTCTGAATTAGGAACTCCTTGGATGCTGCTGTTGTAGCGATAAATTGTTGGGAAGTTTTCTAGATCAGCTGTGCTAATCCATAAATCATTATCAACAAATGTTACACCGCCTGTGTATGGATTTGATGCTGATACTGTAGGGCCTGTTGCACTAGTACTTGCAAAATTATTTGTATATCCAACCCATGTGCGACCGTTGTGTACCATGATATCAATTTCACTAACTTCTGAATTGTACCACATTTGGCCATCTGCTGGAGCATTATTTGGAGCCGAGCTTGCTGCTAAGAAATTATCAGCTGCTAATGGTTTCCAGTTTGAAGCTACATATTGCTCACTAGCACTGGCTGGTAGAGCATAGAAATTTGCTGTGCCTGTTAGTGCGTCAATGTTGAAGGCTGTATACAATCTTTCTAATGCTGTTAAACTTGCACCACTTGCTGCAAAACGTAACTCACCGCCTTCCTTGTGTGTAATTACTAATTCATTGTCAGCAGTAACACCTGCTTCTAAGTAACTAGGAATTTCAACTGGATTAGCTGGATCTGAATTATCGTAACCAAAGTTTGCAATACCGTTAATTGTGTCTGCAATTGTTCTAGGATCATCAACTGTACCAGCAGCAGTAAATGTTAATGCTGTTGATACTAATGTTGCGCTGCCCGGAATACTTTGTTTAAGCGTCCAAGTCTTGTTACCACCAGCAATTAGATATGAACTTGTAACTGCTTTTGATGTGATCGAAGTTCCAGTGTTAGCACTTTTTGCTCTGACCCAAATTCTAAATGTTGCTGTTTCTGGTGAAGCATCGTATCTGTTATCTTCTAATGCATTTGTTTGAACATATAATGCACTTTGTTCAATGTTTGCGCCACCACCTGAACGATCTAGGTAATATAATGCTGCGTGACTAGAGGCATAAATTGGAGCTGCTACTGAAACCCAAGTTTCTGTTGCAGAATTCCAACGTTTAACAATCCAACGTGCACCACTGTTTGGTTCTGTTGTCTTGATCCAGACTGATCCACTTGGACGACCGTTTGTTAATGTTCCGCTACCATCATCATCGTCATCACCAATTTTGAAAGCTGGGATACTTGTGTGTGGGTTTTGTGTTAATTTAGGACCATGGAATGTTCCTGCTGTTAACCCAATAGCTGATAGTGACAATGTTCCGGCAGCTACCGTAATAGCATTAGTTAGTGATGAATCGCCATCATTGCCTGCTAAATCACCACCGCCCATTTGGCCAGCATCAGCATATAGGTATAGTCTGCTGTTTACGACTCGAGCAGTAACACCATTAATTAACAAACCGTTGATAGTGTCTACTAAGCCGTTTACTGTATTATTTGGTGCCGATGCTACAGTAACTAATGTACCGTTAATTGTAAAATTACCAGCGGCAATTGCGCCAGTTACTGCTGAACTGCCTTTAATAGTAGGCCAGCTAGCTGCCCATTCTTGGCTACCAACTAATACCCAATCACCTGCATTAACGGCTGTGCCGCCACCTGCGATTCCGCCGTTTCCTGGGGACTTGTAATAAATTCTGCCATATTCTCTTGGTGCTGAAAATGTTCCAGGGCCGTCAACTGTTTGTAATACAACAGCATAATCACCAATAGAACCAACTGACTCTTTTGGTGCGTTACTGTTGATGTTATCGACATCGTCGTCAGTTAACACCATTGGAATTTTAACTGTAAATTTCTGACCGCCTACTACTGTTGAGGGTGAACCGTTCCACTCTTGGATACCCCAAGCTGTAGAAGTTGTGTCTACCCACCATTGGCCATCGTCTGGATTTGCTCCCGGGGCTGAAGCCGAAGCTTCTAATTGTGTTAAATCAACATCAGCCCTAACGATAAATGCTGCGTTGCTAACTCCTAGCAAACTGTAAGCTGCTAGTAGTCCGTATTCGTTTCTTTCGCCGCCATGCACTGGATTTGTAGATGCTGTCTTTTCAAAGAAAGGTACACCAAAGTAATCTACTAGATCTTTTTGGCTTGTCATCTTAAATGCTTTTCCAGCATTTGCTTTAGTAGTCGCTGTAGCAGTGCCGGTGCCTGCTGCGTTTGTTTTATCTTGTCCTGATGCTACGACGATAAGAGGTGTTGTACCTGGTTCTGCAGGTGTGTATTGACTCTCGTCGATTACCGTAACTTGTACTCCGGGTGATTGTAGTGCCATTCCCTATTCTCCTGGTAATAGTTTTGCTCAAAGTATTTACCAGTATATTGTAAAAATGCCCTGTTATAGTACAATATAAAGGGGCTGAAAAGGCTTAAATATTAATATGAGACCGCTTTGTAGGTGCGGGCAACGACCCCGTGCAGTTAATTATAAAAAAGGTGACAAAGTTTATTATAGATCTTTGTGTGAAGTCTGCATGGCCAATGGGATATATTACGGAGTGCCTCGTTGGGTACGTGCTGGATACAAAATAAAATCACAATGCGATAAATGTGGATTTCAATCGCAACATAAAGAAGTGTTTAGAGTGTTTCATATTGATGGCGACTTAAACAACTGTCGCCATTCAAATTTGAAAACTGTATGCTCTAATTGTGTTCAGATATTAAGCAAGGAAGGGATCAACTGGCGCCAGGGCGATCTTATTGCTGATTACTAGGTCTTTAGCTTGGGTATATAAATCGTCAATTGAACTGTTATTATCAACGATAACATCAAACCCACATCCTAACCAAGCCCATTCGCTAGCGTGTATACCTCGTAACTTCATATCGTTAAGCCCAATGTTACTGCCGCGATTAGCTGATATAGCACTATCGTACCAATCAGGTAATTCGCCACGCTTTACCCATACAATGATGCCGCCAGCTTTTTTAATAGCATCAATTTCGTTAGGGAACCGACAATCACTGATTACTACATGGTCTTTACTATTGCGGAGTTTATTTTCTAGGCTTGCGATCCAGATATCATCATGGAAACTTTTACGGGCAACTTCTGTGCCCCAATATTGTAAGACCCATCGTGGAGTAAGTGTTGGCATTGCTAGGCGTTCCGCCCACCATGGATCTACTTGTTCTCGCCATTCACGGGCTTCTTTTGTACGACCTTCAAGCAGCGTTCTGTCCCAGCCAAATACTGCGGCAACAGCATCTTTTAATGTTGATGCAAAGCTCTCTCGTCTAAATTCGTGGAAGTTAACTAGATAGTCAGCGACTGTATCTTTGCCGCTGCCAATAAAACCGCAAATACCTATAATCATAAATGTCTCCTATAAGACTATTATATTATAGATTTATTGCAATGTCAAGACTTTTTAGCCAATTACCCAACCCCAACCTTGGGTAGTAATACCTGTTTTAAGATCTTCCATTAGCTTTTCCATTTCTGCTGTAGCTTCGCTTTTCAT